GTGGTCATGATGCGATCAGTGGTACCTTTGCCTACGGTGGTGAATGACAGAATAGGTGGGACAGAGCAGACAGGGATAGACATTCCTTTCATACGAATCATCGCGGAAGGCCCAACCGCGACAGCAAAACTGCTAGAAAACCAGTACCTTTTGAGGGCACGAAGGCTGAAAGCTACTATGTGAAGGAGGGCGATGAAGGCTATAGTGAAGCCAAAGAGAACGATCAACCAATAGGTGACTCCAGAATGTGATGGAGAAAGAACAAAAATGATGACCACATGAATGGCAGCAGCAATGGAAAGTAGGTAGTGGAAGATTTTTGCCACCCACCATTTTTCAAGAGATGGTATTGCGCTGCGGGAGACGTTCCATGCTACATAGATCACTATTATTACACTAGCGACCGTGGTGACTTGGACATAATCAGAAAAAGCTGCTCTAAGTTTTTCCAGGGACTCATCGTAAAACATCGGTTGGGCCATGACAATTTTAAAGGCGGTATTAAGCGGTAGAGTCGGTGGTGAGATCTTTCACCGCCGAGTACCGTGGGACGGTACGAACATCTTTGTGCTCCTCTGGTTTCGCTTCGGTCTTTTCTACAACCTTAACGGCCCTAACAGTTGAGTCCCCTTTAGTTTTAATGTCTCTTGGCTGGGGGCAAGCTTTGAATCTAGAATCTTTCAGTGTAAGTAATTCAAGTACATCTGGGACCGCACGCATGAAGATTTCAGCCTGAGTCATGTTATCGAACACCACCCCAGTTGGTGAGTTCATAGTTGTGGCATATGCTTCATCTTCAGTCGGGTAGTCCACAGAAATCATCACTCTACCAATATGTCCTGCAACAGCAAACTTTGTTTCGACCCTGTTGAATCCTCCCTCAGGGAGCTCGGTCGCGAGTAAAGTACCATCGGAGACCCCGAGTACCTTTGAAATGCTGATTGCAACTGGTGCTTTACGACGAGTAGCAGACTTACTGCGAGAGTTAGAGCGATCCCTGCGACCCTTAGAGCCAGACCTAGAGCGGCGACGACGACGTCCATTTCCGAAACCACCACGACCTCTACCGCGGTAATTTGTTGGTACAAATGTTAGTGAGCTGAAGTCCGCCATGCGACCCTCTGATATGTATTTTAAAGGAGGTATCGACGTGGTGGTGAGAGTCCAATTTTCACCAAAGACAACAACATCAGGAACAAAGTAGACGTTCGGAACATCGACACACAAAGTCGGAATCTTCTTGA